TGTGTCGGTTACAAAAATATTAAAGGAGGTAACAATGAGTAAGCAAACTGCAATTGACTTGTTAGTAAGCATACTAAACAAGGATGGTTTTGCTCCCGTATTAACTAATGAAGAGATACAACACTTCAAGCAAATGGAGAAGGAGCAGATTGAAGATGCTCACGAAATTGGTTACATCAATGGTGGTAACCACAAGAGTGTAAACGGAGAACAATACTACAATGAAACTTATGGAGGTAAATCATGAGCCAATTAGAGAAAAAGATAGCAGATTTAATCTTGCTTATACCAGCTGAGCAGCAACAGTATGCACGCAGAAGAATTGACAATCTTGTGAGAGCTGTAATAGAGACGCCCATACCTGAGCTTAAATGGCAAACCATTAACGGAGAGATAGAGTCTTTAAATGAGCAGCGCGTTAATACCATGATGAAGGTAGTATGTAATTTAACTCATGTAGAATGGAACGAGCTTAAGGGCAAATCTCGTAAGCGGGAGATAAACGATATACGTCAAACGTCTATGTGGATTCTACGCAAGGGCACTTCTCTAAGCTTTGCTAACATAGGAGCTATATTCAATAGACATCATGCAACTGTGCTGCACGCTGTGGATTCTGTGAATAACATGATTCAAACAGATCGCATGTACAGAGGCCACGTGGAGCAGATTCTAAATCACCTGGATAACGAGAATCTAAATAAGGCTTTCGATAAATTAACTTAAATAATAATCAATAATCATGAAACAAACCACAATTCAATTCGATAAAAGAAAAAGCGAGCCTGTAACTATGCAGAGATTACAGCAAGTAATTGACTTAGTGCAGGAAGGGCAGAAATTAAGTTATGCTTTGCACGCTATAGGTTTAAAGGGCTCAATGGGTAAATATTTAGTAGATACAAGAATTCTTGCAAGATTAAATGGTAGAACTGTAGTAGTAATTAAACCTAAACTGGAGCGCAAAGATTATTATAAAATAATGGAGCTGCAAAAGAGATACCATCAAAAGAAAAGAGAAAAGCGTAAGCTAATCTCTTTTTATGAGCAGAAAAAAGATAGCCGCTTTATTGATGTACCGGATACTGACATGCTCGGCTTAGTCAATATGCCTAAGACTCAGCCTATAAAAAAAGCAGTAGCACTGCCATGGTGGAAGAGATTTCTTCTATATTTGTTGAATAATTAATAATCTTAAACCAAATGACAACAATCTTATTAAAGCGCATTGAAGCGCTTGAGGAAAGAGTGCGAGCGCTTGAAACAAAGCGTGCAGCCTCCATTAAATTCACTCCTCCATCACTTGCCGACATCATAGACTATACGCAAGATGTAGTATTAGCTAAGCGCTTTTACACATTCTACGAGAGTAATGGATGGAAGGTAGGCAGAAATTCCATGAAGAGCTGGAGAGCTGCTGCAGATCAGTGGAAAGCAAGAGATACTAACCAACAAAAATCTAAAGAAGATGAGCAAAAGATTGGGCGCATTAGCACATCAGAGCTTCAGTCGTTCACTAAGCGCTGAAGAGAGCAGCGTAGTAGAGGCTATTAACTCACCTAAGCTTCACTCATTATCTGAGCAGGAGTTTAGAGAGCTGATTGCGCAGGCTGCTGTAATCAATTCTATTAAGGCTTTACCTTCAGACATAGAAGTAACTCTGCTTCAGCAACTTACACAAAATACGTATCGAACTACATCAATTAAAGACTGGCAGAATGCTTTTTTATTGAATGCAGTAGGTAAGGAGTGGGATAGAGTAGATGCTTACAACCTATTCAGCATAAGCTTTATGGCTGATGTGCTTAAAAATTATGAAGAATACAAAGCTAAGACATGGAGAGAGTTAAATAAAGCACTTATCTTACCTGAAGCTGAGCCTCGTGAATACACTCCTACAAATCCATTAGATGACTTGCATGCTGATGCTGAGAGGTATAAGAATGGTAAGCAGACTTGGGTAGAGATATCTGCACCATACAACTGCCAGCGTTTGTTCAGACAAGGCATTTATAAAAAGTCTGATTGGATGCCTGAAGTATGGGAGCGAATGGATGACTTAGCCGAGCAGCGCATAGCACAAAGGTGGAAGGATGCTAACAAGCTGCGCAATGAAGGCACTGAAAAGGATTTCATTAATGCTAAAAAGATAGAGCTGAGCCGCATTGTATACATAGACATTATAAAACAAATTAACAAAGAGAAATCATGACAAAAGAAAAGTTTAAAGAGTTATTGCAAATTCATGAAGAGATAGATGATCTTAGAGGTAAGATTATAGACCTTGAAAGAGCTAAGAAATATAAGCCTGAAATGTATATTCCTAAATCCAATGGAGATTCAATAGACATTATTCATATTAACGCTGAAAAATATCTAAGCATTATTGTAGATGAAATTATAAAATGTCAAAATGATATAGATAAATTAACCAAAAAATTTGAAGCTTTATGATACCATTCCACAAATCAATTAAATGCTATAGATTATTTTATGGCTATAAGCAAGACTACCTGGCTTATAAGTTAGGCATTGAGCAAAGTAATTACTGCCTGCGTGAGCAAGGCATTAGCAACTTTAAAGACCATGAGATTGAGATACTCAAAGATCTATTTAGAATAGAGATTCGGGAGGAGAAGCTGTGATTAATGTAGTAAGTTTTGGAGGTGGCTCAAACAGCGCTGCGGTGCTTATTAATATGGTTGAATTGAATATAATTCCTGATGAAATTTTATTTTCTGATACAGGAGGTGAACATCCGCATACTTACAAATTTATTACAGAATTTAACCATTGGCTACAGTCTAAAAATTATCCATTAATAACAACACTTAATTACAAAAACAAACAAGGACAAATTTTAACATTAGAACAAGACTGTCTAAATAATAATACTATTCCTCCCATTGCATTTGGATGGAAAACATGCTCGCAAAAATTTAAGATTCAACCAATCGAAAAATATTTGAAGTTAAAATATCCTAATGAAAAAATTCAAATGTGGGTTGGTTTTGATGCTGGCGAAGAAAGAAGAATGAAAGCTAATCCAAATGAGAATTTTAAAAATTATTATCCATTAATTGAATGGGGTTGGAGTAGAGAAAAGTGTGTTGATGTAATAGAAAAAGCAGGTTTATCAAAAGCAGGAAAGAGTAGCTGTTTTTTTTGTCCTAACATGAAAAAAAATGAAATACTTTCTTTACCGGAAGATTTACAAGATAGATGTATTTCAATGGAAAAAAATGCTACAAAATTAGCAGAGTTAAAAGGATTAGGTAGAAATAAGAGCTGGACAGAAATAATAAATGCAGATCGTAATCAGTTAAAAATTGAATGGGAAGAAGAGGATTGGCATCAAATAGCTTGCGAATGCATTGAATAACTTAGTTTATTTTAGTCATTTCTTCCACTAACAATAAAAGAGCTCAGCATAACGCTGGGCTTTTTTATTAATTTTAGCGTATGAATCTATTTAAAAAGAAGAAGGAAGTAGTAGATTTAAATGCGAAGCTGCTGCCTGAGTTATGCAGCACTTACATAGTTCAGTGGAACTATACCGAAGATATAGGTATGGAGGCAACGTATGCCGATAACGTGCCTTTTATGTTTGACGCTCGCAAATGTGTGGGTATTCAGGCTGAAGTAGAATTTAGAAGTGATGGTACTTACTACGTAGGGCAGCGCACAATAGCACTGATGCAGGGCATTGATAATGGGATAGTAATAGATGTGCCTTACAACGAATTCAAAAAGCATTTTCAGGAGCTTAAATCTAATATAATTACAAATGATTACATCATATCGAGAGGGTAGAAACGTCATAATTACAACGTGCAAAAGCGGTGATAAATTTTTAATGATGAGTGATATCCATTGGGATAATCCTCACTGCGACAGGAAGTTACTCAAAGCTCACTTAGATAAGTGCTTGGCTGAAAACATTTACTTCGCTGTTAATGGTGATTTGTTCTGTGCTATGCAGGGCAAGTACGATCCACGTAGAAGCAAGCAGGACATTCGACCTGAGCATAACGTAGCTAACTACTTAGATGCTTTAGTGAACACTGCAATAGATTGGTTTAAGCCTTATGCTCACCTGATGGTATTCGTGGGATATGGTAATCACGAAACAGCTATAACTAAGAATTGTGAGACTGACTTAATAGAGAGATTTGTTAGTGGCTTAAACAGAGAAGCAGGCACTAATGTATTAGTGGGTGGTTATGGTGGATGGTGGATTCATAGAGTCGCTAAAAATAAAACTACTGCTGTTGTATTCAAGACAAAGTATTACCATGGATCAGGAGGAGGAGGAGTAGTAACTAAGGGAGTAATCCAAAATAACCGAATGGGTGTGATGATAGATGGCGCTGACTGCATTTGGAGCGGCCACGTTCACGAGCTATATCACCATGCCGACATGGTAGAGGAGTTAGCTTATGCGCATAACGGTGGCTATAGAATCAATATGAGATATGTGCATCACATTAGAACTGCATCTTATAAAGAGGAATACGATGAGGGTTACATGGGCTTTCACGTAGAGCGTATGAGACCTCCGAAGCCTTTGGGTGCTTATTTGATGGAGCTGAATTTAGAGAGAGTTAGTAAACCTGTTGATAGTACGTACATTGTGCCTAACTTTGTACAATGGCGCGACAAATAGAATACAATTTCAAGCCTCTTACAAGACAAAGCGAGGCACTTAAATTCTTATCAGTAGATTCAGATGTTGAAACCATCTTGTATGGTGGAGCAGCAGGCGGTGGAAAGACTATGCTCGGCTGCATGTGGCAGATATTACGAAGATTAAAATACCCAGGTACACGTTCACTAATAGGCAGAGCTAAGTTAGACACGCTTAAAAAAACTACTATGAATACATTTTTTCAAGTAGCACAGCAGATAGGTCTAAAAGCAGGGGAAGATTTTGCCTATAATCAACAAAGCCATATTATTAAGTTCAGCAATGGCTCAGAGATTATACTTGCCGACCTGTTCCTCTATCCCGCAGACCCACAAATGACCGACCTGGGGGGATTAGAGCTCACAGATGTATTCATAGATGAAGCAACTGAGATAACTGAGAAAGCTTATAGCATTGTTAGCTCACGTATTCGTTATAAGTTAAATGAGTTCGGGCTGAAGCCTAAGATATTACTCACATGCAATCCATCGAAAGGGTGGATTTATAATCAATTTTACTTACCCTATAAGAATCAGAATCTACCTGAGCATAGAGCATTTGTGCAAGCATTACCAGGTGATAATATACACTTACCCGATAGCTATGTAACAAGCCTTACTCGCCTTCCCGAAGCAGATAGAAAGCGCTTGCTTGAGGGAGATTGGGAATTCGATAATAGCAGTGATAGACTTTACATGTATGATGAATTAATCAGATGCTTTAGAGAGCCAATGAATGTAGGAGAGGGATATATCACTGCCGATATAGCGCGCTTGGGTAAAGATAGAACTGTGCTTTGTGTGTGGAAGGGATTAAGCTGTATTGATATAGTAGTGCTTAGGCAGAAACGCCAAGATGAAGTTAAGGCAGAGATTCAGCGCCTAATGAATCAGCATGGCATTAGACTAAGCAACGTACTCGCAGATGCTGATGGGGTAGGCGGAGGCCTTGTAGATAGCTTAAGATGCAGGGAATTTATGAATGGTAGTAAAGCTGTTAGAGGTAATCAATACATGAACTTAAAAGCTGACTGCTACTTTAGATTAGGAGAGCTAATAGATAAGAATGAGATTACCTTACCAATTAAATGGCAAGAGGATATAGTAAAAGAGCTTGAGCTTATTAGGCGAGTAGATCCTGATAAGGAAGGTAAGCTTCGCGTTACATCTAAAGATACCATAAGCCAGCGCACCGGAGGGATTAGTCCCGACATTGCAGATGCTATAATGATGAGAGCTTATTTTGAGCTCAATAGAAACTATACTAAGTACGCTTTTATCTGATTAAAGTGTTATTTAGTACACTTTATTATATTAAAATGTGCTTTATGACGGATATTACATACTATAATGTGTATTTTTATTATACCCTAAAGGGGCAATTAAGGGCAATTAAGGAGTACTCCCTATATTTTTTATCCCTACAGGGTATAAACTAAAATAGGCCTGCACGTTTGCAAGCCTATCTCAGATAATCAATAATCATTGCTAAACCAAAAGCAAATTCTTAGGTCAAAGATATAGCGCTTAATGCTATGTGAATAAGTATGTGAATAAGATGTTGATTTCGATTAAGTTAATAGTCTAATTTTGAGACATGAAGAATGAGGAAGCTTTAATACAAGAGGCTGTTATTAACTACATTAACGCTCAGTATCCGCGTTTACTTTATTGCGCCTCCGCTGGTGGTGTTAGAACTTCCATGAAGCAAGCGGTAAAGATGAAGAAAACAGGGTACGTTAAAGGCTTTCCTGACATCTTTATCTATAATGCTAAGGGCTCATTCTTTGGATTAGCAATAGAGATGAAAACAGCTAAGGGAGTAATGAGTCAGTCTCAGAAAGATTGGCAAGCAAAATTAATTAACAATGGCTATCATGCAGTTACATGCAAGAGCTTCGATGAGGCCAAACAAGTTATAGATGAGTACCTATCACTCAGAAATAAATAAGTGTTATAACGAGTGGCGCAGAGTAGCAGCTACTGTTACTCGCCAAGACTTGGCCGATGAGCTTCTACACGATACGCTGCTTAAGATTTTAGAGAGCGACAAAGATAAGTTACAAGACATTCACGATAGAGGTAAGCTTAATAACTATGTTAGCAATGCTATTCGTTTATCTGCACGATGTAGTAATAGCTCATTCAACTATACCAGGTTAAGATTCGAAAAGATACGCAATGATTTGAAAGATGATATCATTGACGATGTGAATAAGAGCGTGGGAATGAGATTAGAGAATGAGCAGTTAGATATTTTCATCAGCAGACTTCCCTACTTTGAGCGTGAGCTATTCTTCTTATACGCATTGGATGACTTCAGCTATCAGGAGTTAGCTAAAGAGACAGGCATACCTTTGAACTATCTTTACCGGACAATTAAGAAAGCTAAAACAACACTTAGAAATTCACTACAGATATGATGATAAACAGCACTGACTTCGAAGCTCGCGTTAAGGTGTGCAAAGAGTGCCCTGTCTATAACAAGCAGTTCGGTACTTGTGGCCCTCCAATCAATGCCATTAATCCATTCAAGAAGCCTCATACTATTGGAGAGGTTACATTTAAGCCTTGTGGCTGCCCTGTGGATCACTTAGCATCTTATGCAGCTACTGACTGCCCAGCTAAGCTATGGCCTGTAATTGAAGAGAAAGATTGGAAGATGCCAACGCTTGAGCATATCAGAGAAATTAGAAAGCGTGGAAGATTAGCACCTGGGGAGATGGCTAAGCTGTTTAAACTGCGTAGAGAATATCTTGGCATTAGAGATGGCAAGAATTTCACGAGCTGCACTCCCTGCATGAATGAGCTGCTAACCAAATTAGAGAAGCAGTTAGAAGGAGACTTGGCTAAAGTAGAATCAGCTCAAGCATTAATTGAATTAACGCAAGTAGAGCTCACTCCTGAGCCAATAACAGAGGTAACAACTACACCAATAAAAAAACGAAGAGCTAAAAGAAAAAAACTATGACACTATTCATTATCTATTTAGTAGGCTTCCTACTTCACTTTGGAATCTTATCTATAAGCGTTTACAGAAATCAGAGATACTTAGATTATTACCATTGGTATGCTTATGTGGGCATTGCATTTACAGGGCTTGTATGGCTTCCTTTTTGGATATACATCACAGTGTTGAGATTTAAACAGCCGAAATAGTTTTCCACAATAGTACGTGTAATTAATTTACATTTTTATATTTGTCTCATGCGCAAGATTACTGTTAGACATAGAATTGATTTAAGGTTTAATAATTCCCCTCTGAACGGGCGCATACGTTCTTTGGGGTTTTATTGTTTTAAGATATGACAGCAGCACTATTCCTGAGTAAGTCAAAGCTCAGTAACCAATGACT